TCTTCCGATCTTGGAGCTTGAGAATACAAAATCTTTGGGATACAATGCAATTTATGTTGGTGGCGTATCGAAATTAAACATGTATGGTAATACTACATTTATTAATCAAGATGTCGCTTTGCGTGTAAGGCTTATGTCAGAAGCATTAGCAGGTCTAACTGGTTCAGGAAATAACATCGGTATTAAATGTGAAGATGCTACAGTTAGAGGTACGGCTTCCACAGCATTTGCAACTACACCAACAAGCATCAGTGGCAATGGGCTAATTATATCCAAAGGACAGGTGTTGAACTAATGGTCTATAAAATGAATGAATCAATCATTGTGATTCAAGCAGAAGCAATCAATCCGATTCAGACAAATGTTGTTTTTTGGTCGCATGATCGAGGAACAGCTAAGCTTCGAATGAAATTAGTAAGAAAAAACGGAATTCCTCAGAGCCTACCCGAAGGGACGACTGTTCCGATTCGCTTGATATTTAGATCTGCAACAGCAGAAGGTGGATATGGAAAACATGACTATCTTGCCACCATTGAAGATCGTGTGAATGGCATTGTGTCTATCGTATTAGAAGATAATATTTTAGGATATGTCGGTAAAGTAGAAGGTAGCGTATATATTGATTTCCCAGACGACCGCTCGTTAGATACAGCTGGTCGTTTTACTTTTTACATCAAACGCAGTCCAATTGATGATAGTACGCCAGAACTAGAAGATTATTACTTCAATGGTTTCAGTCAGACCATTGATAAAATCGAAAAAATTCTAGCTGATGGGAAGCAAGAGATTGAGCAGAAAATTGCGGAATCTGAAACGCAGATTGATGCGAAATTAAAAGACACAAACGACAAAATCACGAAAGCCAATCAAGATGTCGCAACTCTCAATACTAATATTGATAAGGCGAATGCTCGTATTGATCAAACCAATCAGCAAATCGGCGATCTAGGCAAGCTGAAAAAGATGTACAGTAACAGCATCGACTTCGGGGACTATGATTATTCGGGAAGACCTAACTTAGCACCTAACCTAGATTTTAGCGAGTTTAGTGGCGATGCAATAACAATGACAAAACCATTAGCTTGTTTCAAAGATCACGAAACATATTTAGAACTAGACAGTAGCGATCCTTCAGCGGTCAATACAAGTAGAAATATATATGTACCAAATTGTTCAGCGTTGCTTCCTAATAATACGTATATTATGACAGTACCAATTATGATAAACGCAGATTTTGACGATTTCAGAACGGCTTTTGTATTAAAAACTAGAGATGGAACTGCATTAGGAACAGTAAGGACACCAAGTGAAAATGTAGGGACATGGCAAAACGTGACAAAAGTATTCACTGTACCAAGCAATCTTAAATTTGATACAACTTACTTACAATTTTGGCAGCCTATGGAAGGCAACGGCAAAATATACATTGGTTACGATATTAAGATTGAGAAAGTGAACTCAACGAGTGACACAGCCACTCCGTACCAGCCAAATTTACTCGATGCGCCGTATTATTTGAGTAAGGTGGCTTTGGGTGAGAATATTGCAAACAAAGGTACGACGTTCCCAATCAAATCTAGTGCGTTCAATATATATAACGGCGACACGGAAGAAGATTTTATGATAGGTCAAACGTATACTATCACGCTTAAAGGAACAAAGCCAGCAAGTCAAAGCTTTAGAGCGTATAACAACTCGACCGTTAAATTCGGGGAGCTAAAACCAGTTGAGGGATTGACAGACGTATGGTCTCTAACATTCACACCAACGAAACTTGACCCGGATTTTCCTAAAAACCTTAGAATTTATCAGTTCTTTAAAGAAACATTAGGCGCATGCCAAATCGACTGGATAAAACTAGAAAAAGACAACAGCCGAACCCCGAATATTAGTGAGTATAAATACTTTGGTGAAGGATTGAAAGACAGTAACAATCCGAACGACTACAGCTGGGACATCACGCCTGAATATGCTGAAAAAGGCTTGAATGATACGGTTAGTTTAACCGAACCACAGTCAGTTGAAGGTTTAAAAAACTTTGAGGATGGGTTGCAGATTGCAGGTGAAGAAGTTGCGACAGTTGCAGAAAGTACAGGTTGGCTTGCTCTTACACTTGTGGACGGTTTCGAAGTAGCTGAGAATAATCCACCTCAATATAAAATCACGTATCAATCAAATGGTGATAATGAAATTGAGTTTAGAGGTGAGTTCCAACTGACCGGAGGGACAAAATTTACAAAGGATACAAGTTATTATCCATTCGGACGTGCTAATCAAGCTACAAATATACCAAATGAGTTGAAACCTGACCGAACTGCCTTTGGTTACGGCGCAACAAGTACAGGTGTCGGTGGTCGGCTAGCTGTAACCACAACGCCAACTTTTGTATTCATACCTGGCGATTCAGATGGTACTTATTGTTCCATTAGTCCTTTACGGTACACGCAAACAAAAAAATAAAGGAGTGAAATAAATGAAAAACATTTGGAAATACGGACGTACTGGCGGAGAGTACGCAGGAAAAGTATTGGACGATATGCTTGTATCCGTTCCTTACACAGATCAGCCTCCACTTGAAGGGGTTCGAGCTGATGGCGAACCGTTAACAATCGCTGATCAGATGTTTGATCCTAAACTGAACCAATGGATTGTTTTAGCGAACGCACTAGATCACAACGATTTAAACAATCTCAAAGCGATGTACGAGGCTCTGGAACATGAAAACGACAACCTAAAACAGCTAAATGCTAAACTCATGCTAAACGATGTAGCAATTAAACAGGAAAATACTGCATTGAAAGAAAAAGCTGACAGTTTAGCACAAATCAATTCAAAAACAATGCTTGCTTCGCTTCAAAACAGCAAGGATATTGCAGAAATTAAAAAGCAATTAAATCCAGAATCAGAAGGAGGTGAGTAGTATGTTTAGTTTTAGCGATGTGAAAATGATGTTTGACTGGGGCTGTTTTACAGAAGAACAGGTTCGTGAGTTTGTGCCATTGTGTATTACAGACGAAGAAGCAGATAAAATCATTAGCAAAGAAGAGAGCGCATCTTAATTGATGTGCTTTTTTTGTTGGAAAGTTGGTGGAACATGAAAGAAGAAGCGCTCCAAGACGTTGTGGAGAGATTAGTAAGAATTGAAACAAAATTAGACAACTACGAATCACTTAGAGAAAAGGCTGATAGTGCAAAAGATTTGGCAGATAAAGCCTATTCAGTAGCACTAAACAATGCAGAAGACATCAAGGAAATGAAGAACAATAATAAATGGGCTTGGGGCTATATGATTGGCTTAGGCATTACAATCATTGGCTATTTCTTGACTAAATTGTAAAGGAGGCGAGAAGTAATGATTTTACCCGATAAATATTATCAAATTATTAAATGGACAGTACTTACGGTATTGCCTGCTTTATCTGTATTAGTAGCCACATTAGGGAAAGCATATGGATGGAATGGAACAGACATGACAGTACTCACTATCAATGCAGTAGCGACGTTTTTAGGTGTTATCACTGGTGTGTCGGCTTATAATTTGAAAAAATAGGAGGGAACAAATGAAAAAGAAAATTACTATTACTGCGATGAGCCTATTAACGGCTCTTTTTTTATTGCCAATTAATGGGTTTGCTTATACGATCAACAATGAATTTAATTTGGGCCCAAACGAAGGTAGCTCTCAAGTAGCGAATAATAAGTATATTTTACTGCATGAAACAGCTAATGAAACAGCAACAGGGCGCAATGAAGCGCAGTATATGAAACGTTCATGGACTAGTGCTTACACTGCTTACATTGTGGGAGACGGCGGAATTGTTTATCAAGTCGGTCAACCTGGTTATGTGCAGTATGGCGCTGGTTCATATGCTAATGCCAATAGTCCTGTTCAGATTGAGTTACAACACACACATGATAAAGCAACTTTTGAAAAGAACTATAAGGCATACGTTGAATTGGCTAGAGATTCAGCAATGAAATATGGTATTCCATTAACATTAGACACTCCTTATAACCAACCAGGAATCAAATCGCATTTATGGGTAACGCAAAATATTTGGGGAGATCATACAGATCCTTACGGTTATCTTTCTGAAATGGGCGTAAGTAAAGAAAAATTAGCCTATGATTTAGCTCATGGATTTACCGATGAAAATCCAACTACTTCTGAAAACAAGCCTGTCATTGATCCAACTCGAGCAGGTGCAGCAAATCCTACACTAACAGATGGAACAAATTACGCCCACATTGATCAGTTTGGAGAAATCGAAAACGCAAACTTGCATGTCGCTGGATGGCACATTGCTAACTATAAATACGAGTATATTTTCATTATGGACTACAATACTGGAAAAGAATTAGCTCGAGTAAGAGCTGATGGAATTTATAGACCAGATGTAAATCAATCTTATAGTACTTATGGAAACGTTGGTTATCATGTATCTTTCAATATGCGTAATTTTCCTAATAAGAAAGTCTATGTCATGATGCGTGCAACGAATGATCCAGAAGGGAACACTAGAGGCGGAGCACAAGATTTTCATGACAAGCGTTGGTATTTAAATATTCCGCAACGATAAAAAAATAGCCCCTCGTTGAGGGGCAGTACATAGATAAATCTAGTTTAATTATAGTTGTCGAACACTTACCCGATTACAATTTTAAATACGTTTTTGACTACGTTTTGAAATTTAGTTAGTGCTAATATTTTATAACTAGAAGCAAAAATTAGGGTAAATCGCTAAACTATGCTAGTAATTTTCTTCTATTACCAGTCATATATAAATCCTGTACCTTCCTTATATAACATTTTATAATAGAAGCGAAAACATTGATATACAGGCATTTGCTTGCAATGTTTTCGCCTCTGTTTTTTTGTTTGAATACGTCTTTGAATACGTTCTGCGTGAACTACTCACCACTTAGCTAAATCTGACGGTTCTTAACGCTTGAAGTGGGAGCTTCTTGGGAATAGAGCATACTTGATAGCGTATTTCTTTACTAACAGCGGTGTCTCTTATTTACCAAGCTATCCCCGTAGTTCCTACGGTTCTTGATGATTGGATCTAAGCCAATCCCATAGAATGTAGTCTTAGACCTTCGGTCAGAATATTGATACTAGCATTGATATCACGATCATGATGAGTATGACAAACAGGACAAGTCCATTCTCGAATTTCAAGAGATTTCTTGCCATCTTTATGTCCGCACTCTGAACAAATCTGACTAGACGGAAACCATTTATCTACTTTGATGATTTTTCGTCCATACCAGTCAGCCTTGTATTGTAATTTAGTCACAAACTTTGACCAAGAAACATCAGAAATACTTTTAGCTAATTTATGATTTCGCAACATACCTTTTGTGTTTAAGTCTTCAATACAGATAATATCGTGATTTTTGATCATTTCTGTACTCAACTTATTCAGAAAATCAGTACGTTGATTCATTACTTTTTCATGCAATCTAGCTACTTTGCGTTTTTGTTTTTGATAATTTTTAGCTTCAAATAGATTGGTACCTTTATTTTTAGCCAATAAAGCACGCCTAGACAATTTGCGTTGTTCACGCTTTAGTTTCTTTTCCATTTTGGACGTGAATTTATTATTATCGATTTTTTGTCCATCAGAAAGAATCGCAAAGTCCATAATACCTAAGTCAATACCAATTGTGGAATTAGTTTTAGGTAATTCGATAATTTCTTCTTTACACAACAAAGAAATATAGTATTTACCGCTAGAATGACGTGATATTGTAGCAGATTTGATAATCCCTTTTGGTTGTCTATGAAGCTTAATTCTTACTAATGACTTCAATTTAGGAACTTTGATGAATTTACTATCAATCAAAGCAACTGTACCATTTTGATTATTCGTTGTATAACTCTGAACAGGATTTTTCTTACTTTTGAAACGTGGAAATCCAACGGATTTATCCCGAAAAAAATTCTTGTATGCTTTATCTAAATTAAGTTGGGCATTGGCTAAAGCAAGGCTATCAATTTCTTTCAAAAACGGAAATTCTTTCTTGTATTTAGCTGGTGTCGGAAAAGTCATTTTTTTAGAAGAATCATTTTTAACTTCTTCATACGCCTTTTTTCGGTCATCAAGCATTAGATTGTAGACCTTACGGACACAACCAAAAGATTTGGCAAAGAAGATTTCTTGTTCTTTGCTTGGATAGATACGAAATTTATATGCTTTATTCACTAACATTGCTTTCACCTCCTTATTTATGTATTATTATAATATACATTGATTATATCATGTATTATTTTAATACACAATAGGGGTGTGAAAAAATGTCACAAGTTTTAAATATGCGTTATCCAAAAGAGTTATTGAAAAGAATTGACGAATTCAAAGAAAAGAAAGGTTTCACAACTCGTACCCAAACAATTATTTATCTCATTCAATATGCACTCGAACAGTCGGACAATCGAGATAGCAAGTAAGCTATCCCTTGTCCGAAGGCGATTCATCTCCCACCTACTCACTGGGCTACGCCCTTCACGTTCCTTGAGGTGGGAGTATTCTCGCCTATTTTTATTAAATACCGATATATTTTGCGAATTGCGCTGCTGTTTTTTCTTTTCGTTTGTCTGTAATGTGGATATATAAATCCATAGTGATTTGAATAGACGAGTGGCCTAAACGTTCTTGTACGTCCTTAATATTTGCACCAGCTTCTAAAAGTAAACTAGCATGTGTATGTCTAAGACCATGAATAGTAATACGTTTAAGATTATTTTGTTTGATAATCACTTCTAACCATTTACGAGGCTTAGATAATTGGAGATATTCGTTTTTCTGGTTAGAAAATACCAGTTGATTTTTGCTTAACGTATTAATTCCCAATGTTAACAACCATTTTCTTTGTTCTAATCGCCATTTCTTCAAGATGTTCATAGTTTCATCATCGACTGGTATATCTCGCTTAGAATTTTTGGTTTTAGGTTGCTCTACATAAAGGCGTCTATTTTTTCCTCTGGCGAGAGTTTTATTTATCTTGATATAATTATCGTTAAAATCAATGTCTTTCCATGTGAGAGCTAAGAGCTCGCCTACGCGCATCCCTGTGAAGGCTAGTGTCCGAAAAAAAGAATACATACGAATATCTTTTTTCTTTTCTACTGATTTCAAAAAGATTTCTAGTTCTTCTTTATTAAAAAAGTTTAAAGTATTTTCTTCATGAACAGAGACCTTTCTTTTTGGAACTGTGATTTTTTTAAAAGGATTATCTTGTAGATATCCTAATTTAATAGCATAATCACATATACGCGAAGCATTATTGATGAATTCTCTATACAACACAAATCTTTTTACCTTTTCATTAGCGAACTTTTGAGCTATATCAATCGATATTTTGTTGATTTTAAGAGCACCAAATGCTGGTAATATATGATTCGCAAACTGTTCTTTTGTTTTAACGAAAGAACTTTCTTTTACTGTCTGCTCATAATTTACAATCCATAGATCGTATACTTCTTGAAAAGTTAACTCTTTAGACTTATTTAGACCATTACTTTCGTATTCCAATTGTAATTTGGTCAGCGCTAATTGAGCTTCTTTTTTTGTTTTAAAACCTCTTCGTGTAGTTCTCACTTGTTTGCCAGTCAAGGGATCTACTCCCAAATAAGTTTGAAACTTCCACAATTTTTCACCGTTTTTCTTTTTGTATTGTTCGAATGTTGCCATTTTTTTCGTCCTTTCGCTCGGGTAAGTGTTCGGACTAAAATAGCTGGCATCACCTCCTTAGTTATACGATCTTGCTTTGGACGGTGGGCGTGTTTTTTTATTTTCTTAAATCAAATGTCACGTCAAATTCTTTATAGCTTTCTTCATCATAATTATCAGTGTCATAGTCAGCTTCCCATTTTAGACGGATATTAGCTACGTTGCTGACATCTTCTATTTTAGGAACCGAGAAAGTCACGATCCCTTCTTTTGATACGCCACTTAAAATTTCTCCGCCAATACTATCACTTAAAAACATTTCAGCTTCTATTTGCTGCCCTTCAATTACTAATGTAGATTGATCAGGATAAATATTAAAGTCTGTATCAGACGTATTATCAATCGAGAAGTACACCTGAACAGCATATTTGTTTTCTAAGCCTTGTTTTTCAACCTCATCATCAGTGAGTTCTGCGATTACAACTTTATTGATTTTTGTCACTAGCCCTTTCCAATCTTCTGAAAAGTCAGCAGAATACTCAGCACGATTAACACTTGGACTCTCGCTTTCAACTATACTAGTTTCCGTAGTTTCATCTAAAGACGACTCAACAACAGAAGATGATTCAGAAGTTGAATCATTTTGAACGGTTGCAGTTCCACTAGTAGTTGAAGTATTATCTGTACTTCCGCAGCCAGATAGTGTTACAATACACAATAACAAAAAACTAAACACTCTTTTTTTCATTTCTTTCCCTCTTTTCTGGTATAATATATTTGTGATCTCAGAAATGAGGTATGAGTCCGTGTTGCAGCACGGGCTTTTTTACTGTGCATAAGAGTATTTTTTCTTGAAATAAGACTGGCAAACATTAAAACATTCTGTTCTTAACTTATTATTGATAGCATAGAATTCCATAAAATTTTCCAATTTGAACTGAGATTCATCTGTTAATTCATTCTCAATAAAGATATTAAGTAGAATCATAATAGCGATTCTATCAGCTTCAGCTTCGAACTTTGAATGAAAAGTTGTAGAGTTATCGTACAATGCTGAATATTCAAAATGTGAAGCAATGAAATGACCAAGCTCGTGGGCTAAATGAAAAGCTTCAGAACTATCTTCGTGTAGTTTTTCGTTTAAAAATACTATTCTTGGTTTTGGATAATAAAAACCTGGTTCTTCCATTTCCATATAGATTAACTTTAAATTATACTCACTCAGCATTTCTTTCAACTTTAAATACATACAACCCATCACTCCAACTATTCATTTTCTTCTAAAGCTTTAGCAATTGCAATCGCTTTACGCATTGTCTCCTTAGATATTTCTTTTCCGTCAAAAGAGAATACAGTATCATCTTCTGATAAATCCACAAATTTAGGCGTTTCTCTTTCTTCTCTACCTAGAAGGTAGTCTACAGAGACATCGAAATAGTCAGCAATTTCTTGCAATTTTTCAGCGGATGGTTGTTTTCCACTTTTTAAACTATAGAAATAGTTTTCACTGTATCCTAAATCAATTGTTACTTGTTTCATTGTTTTTGAATGTTTTTTTGCAAGAAATTTTATCCGCTCAAATACTGTCATACCAGCATTCTCCTTTTTTCTTTACAAAAAACCAATAAAAAAGTGTAGTTTTGTATTGACCTAAACAACACTATAGTGTATATTGGTTTTGTAAGTTAATTGGATAGAAAAAAAGCAAAGTAAAAACACACCTTATAGCATTAAGTTTGGCGACCGAGTGCGATAAAAAGGCTTGTTATATGCTTATTTAACTATGACTATATACTACACTATAGTATAGCTTGCGGTCAAATAAAAATATACTTTTCTATCCAATTTTCTTTCTAAATAAAAAGAAAGGAAGTGTGTGAAGTGAGTAATATCGATAATGGGCGGGAAGCCATCAAAGAATTTATGAAAGCAAATAATATTTCAGAATACGATTTGGCCACTGCATATGGTAGATCGAGAACTTGGATTCAGCGTGTTTTAAGTGGAAAAGATAAAGGTCCAGCTGTTAACGCCTTTATTCTGGAAGTTATTCGCGATCATAAAATTCGATAGGAGGTTCAGGATTATGGAAGTAATCTTAACGCCTGAAAATGAGGCAGCACTTCGTAGCTACATTCATGAAATCATAACTGATGAAATTGCAAAAGCAAGAAGAGATGCCTCAGTTGATAAACGTGTATTAAAGCAAATAGAGATAGCGAAATACTTCGGAGTATCAACTGCAACTATTCGTAAGTGGGAAGATAAAGGACTTCCATTCGGGCGTATAGGCGATCAAAAATTTTACGACAAAGAAAAATGTAGAGCATGGGTTCTAGCACAATAAAATATCGGGTAAGTGTTCGGAAATAATGACAGCAAAGAAGGGAAATTTATGGACAAACTAAATACAACAATCGTATTCAGTGCACCAATCATTATTTATCTGCTGAGTGTCTGGGGAAGCAAACAAGCTTTGATCGGGGTAATTGTCTACCTCGTTTGGATGTTCGCAGGGTTAGATGAAGCTGAATATCAAACTAAAAAAAGACACGAACGCCGGCGAGCATGATCGTGTCAGGGAAATAACTATCTTTTTTATATTTTACCACAGAAAGGAATGAACCGTAAATGCTAATTGCAACGGATACACTAGACCGCATCTTTTTAAAAGACGAATACAAACTGCGCAATATAGATGCATCAGGAATTTTAGTATTTGATCTTTATGACAATGGAAAAATTGGTATCTATCAAGCAAGTGATATTGAAGAAACAAACCTTGCTTTCGAACAAATTGATGATTCTGTGGAATTGGATTTAGATGAGGCAATCCTAGCTTTTGAACAAATTGCAAAATTATTAAAGGAGGCGCAAAAGAATGGCAACTCTTTACCAACTCAGCGAGTCATATATCAAAGTCCTGGAACTGGCAGAACAATTGGATGAAGAAATTCTTCGCGATACTCTCGATTCGATTAATGAAGCGATCGAGTATAAGGCAGAAAACTTAGCAAAAATAGTTAAAGAAGTAGAAGGGAAAGCTGAGTTAATCGATAGTGAAATTAAACGTCTACAGGAACGTAAGACATCGCTTTTGAACAATGCTAAGAGTATCAAACACTATTTACAAGAGGAAATGGAAAAGACCGGTAAAACGAAGATTAAAGGCGAATTATTCAACATTGGAATTCAAAATAATCCAGTATCGGTCAATGTAATCAATGAGAACTTAATTCCAAAAGGATTCTTTACCCCTATGCCTCCCAAATTGGATAAAAAGCAATTGAAGGAGGAACTGAAACACGGAGATATTCCTGGTGCTGAACTCGTCCAAACAAAAGGTTTGAGGATAAGATGATGCAAAAAGAAATATGGCGTCCAATTAAAGGCTATGAAGGATTATATGAAATAAGTAACCTAGGCAAGATAAAGAGTAATTTTCGACAAGGATCCACAACTGATTTTCTTAAAATATCAAATAATGGTAATGGATATATGATGGTACGTCTTTGCAAAAACGGAAAAGCAAAGAAATACTATCTTCACAGATTATTGGCTCAAACTTTTATTGATAATCCTGAAGATAAACCTCAAGTAAATCACATCAATGAAAATCGGAGTGATAACCGTCTTGAGAATCTTGAATGGGTGACTCAAAAAGAAAATAATAATCATGGAAATCACAATCTCAACTCAGCTATCTCAAAAAGGAGTGGCAAAGCTAAAAAAATTGTTCAATTAGACTTAGATGGAAATGAGCTAGGACGTTTCGATTTTTTAATAGAAGCTGCTAAAACAGTTAACGGAAATTCTATAAATATTAGTAGGGCTGCAAGAAATATCAGAAATAGAGAGACGGCATACGGATACAAGTGGAGGTATGAGTAATGGTAAAAAAAATAAAAGCCGAAGATCTATCAGTCGAAAAAGGAACTTACATGATTTACGCAAATCCTGGTATGGGAAAAACTTATTCTTTAGGATTTCTTCCAGGTAAATCATTGATATTAGATGTTGACGGATCATCATCGACATTGGCAAAGCATCCTAACAAAGAAAATATTGAAGTGTGGGAATTAGATTCTTCTGATATTTGGCAAGAATGGCTTGATACTATTTCAGACTTAGTCGCAAATAAATCTTCCTACGAAAAGCAATTCGACAATATTTGTGTAGATAACATTTCTGAATTGTTCAAAGCGCAATTGGAAGATTTAGGCAAGAAAGGAAAAAATAGTGGTGTTCCTTCTCAAGCCGACTATCAAAGAACAGATTTTATGAATTTGCGAGGTCTTAGAGCATTGAATAATTTAGATTGCCGAATAGTCCTGACTGCATGGGAAACAACAGACACATATACAGAACCTAATGGACAATTTTTTACAAGATCAATGCCAGATATAAGATCAAAAATTTTAAATAATTTTTTAGGCTTATGTGATGTAGTTGGCAGACTTGTAATAAAAAAAGATGACGATGGTAATGAAACAAGAGGATTAATACTAAAGCCTACTAGTAACGTTTATGCAAAAAACAGATTAGATGAACGTAGTGGGTGTTTGGTGGAACATTTGGTTGTTAGAGCGGGCGGTGAACCGAATGTATCAACTCCGACCGTATCAGATTAAGCTAGTTCAAGAAGCCAGAAAACATCTATCTCAAGGGAAAAAGGGAGTATTGATCCAATCGCCACCAGGAAGTGGCAAATCAGTTGTAATTGCAGAAATTGTTCGATTAGCAACAAGAAAAGGCGGCACAGTACTATTTCTTGCCCACAGGAGAGAGTTACTAGATAACATTCGAGAAACTCTTGAACAAAATGAAGTAGATTTATCAAAAGTCATAATATTGTCAGCTGTAATGGCTAAGAACAGGTTAAATAAATTGCCAAAGCTATCTTTGATAATTACGGATGAAGGACATCATGGTAAAGCGAAAACTTATATGGATATCTATAACCATTTTAAAGAAATTCCTAGATTAGGTTTTACTGCTACACCGTACAGACTCAACGGAGAAGGATTTACAGATATATACGAAGAAATGGTAGAAGGACCATCCATACAGTGGTTGATTGATCATCACAATCTAGCGCCTTATCGTTGGTACTCTATTCCTTTGATTGATCGTTCTAAAGTAGATTTTAAAAATATGTCACGTGAAGCTGAAAGTTCTGCACGGTTATTCGAGTCAGATGCCACAATTCAAGGTGACATTGTTAAAAATTATAAAAAATATGCGGATGGTCAACAAGCGATTGTTTATGCTCCAACGATTCAGGTAAGCAAGATGATTGTTAAATGGTTTAACGACAATGGAATATATGCAGTTCATGCAGATGGGAAAACACCTACCAAAGAACGTGATGATATTATGGCAAATTTCAAATCGAAAAAAATCACTATATTATCAAATGTCGATTTAATCAGCGAAGGATTTAATGTACCAGATGTTGGAGTGATTATCCTTTGCAGGCCTACGCAATCAATCGTCTTACATTTACAACAGTCTATGCGAGGCATGAGATATCGAGAAAATAAGACTTCGATTGTGTTAGATCACGTTGGGAACGGAGCTAACTTAGGTTTACCTACTGATGAATTTGAATGGTCGTTAAGCGCTAGGAAAAAGAAGAGTAATGGAAGTAGCAGCGAAGCGCCTAGAATGACTTGCTCAAATTGTGGACAGCAGTTTCTTCTGAAGAGCTTATTAAAGATAGAAAATAAACCACATTGCCCGTTCTGCTTACAAGAAATAGTAAGTGAAGAAAAAGAAAATTCCGTTACTTTTGATGAAGCGGTTCAAATGGTGGAATTGAATGCAGAAAATGCCAAACTAGCGCGACTTTCAAGAAAGAAATTTTCAAAAAAACAATCTTTAGAATTAAATTATGCGATTGCAAAAGCAAAGGTAAATTTTGAAGGTAAAGGAAATCCGCTTTTTAAAATGTTTGGCTCACTCACTGCTTATCAAGGACAACATTACTCCATCGATCAATTAGAAGAATTATCGTTGATTAAAGATGTATCAATGGAATCAATTTTAAGAGCTTATAAATGGGCTTTGGAAAAACTCAATTCAAAACAAGAAGAACCCGAATGGGTAAAAAATACATTTTATTAAGGAAGAGGTAATTAATTATGACAGCATTTAAAGTAGATTACAATGAAGCACAAGATTTTGGAGCAGTACCAGACGGAGATTATGAGGTAGTTATTTTCAACGTTACGGAAGATGCCTCAAAAGGCGGCACAGAGTTCATTAATTTTGATATGGTCATCAGAAATGATATTAAACAACCACGACAAAATAGTCATCTTTTCCATAGAGTTTGGAAAAGTAAAGAAACTGGCAAATATAATCGTGGGATGATCATGTCACTAGCAAAATCATTTGGCCTTCCTGATGGAAAGGAATATCAATCATTCGAAAATTTCCTTGAAGATTTTGCTATGAGACCAGCGAAAGTAAAAGTAAAGAACGAACAATCGGAGTACAACGGGAAAACGTATGACAATACAAATATTAAAAAATTCGAAACTACTAAGTTCCCAGAACTCCAACATCAATGGAAGAAAAGCAACGCTGAAAAATCTGTAAATTCCTCACCAGCATTTGATATTTCAGATGATGAACTTCCATTCTAATGAATAATTACGAGCGTATTCCCTTAGAGTTGCGTGAGTTAAATCAGTGGGGGATTTATAAACGCTCATGGAACGAACAACGAGGGAAATGGAGTAAGAAACCTTATGATCCGTTTACTGGAGAATTAGGCAGCAGTACAAATGAGAGCAAGTGGTCTGATTTCAAGACCGCTCTCTCAGCTGTTTCAACTTTTAATGCAGATGGCCTAGCTTTTTATTTTAAACCACCTTATATAGGTATTGATTTAGATGATATAGGTGATGATTTAGAAAGGTATCTTCAAGGCGATGTAGAAAATAACTTAGTTTACGTTTTTATGAATTCTACAAAAACATATTCAGAAATATCAATGAGTGGCAAGGGAATCCATATTATAGGTAAAGCAGCAATCCCTGGAGAAAGACGCAGAAAAGGGAATGTCGAAATGTATACCGAAGGTAGGTTCTTTGCTATTACAGGTAACTTCTTTGGTAATAATGAAGAAATTAATGAGATACCTGAAATCCAAATGAATTTCTTATACAAGCGATATTTAGAAAATGAAACAGTAATAAAACAAGATTTTTCTAAAAGTAATTGGTCAGATGGAAATGACTTATCTGTCAATGAGATCATACAAACAGCGGTGAATTCTTCCACAGGTAATCGTTTTAGATTATTCATGGATGGAGGATGGGAAAAAATATATGATAGCCAATCTGAAGCAGATTTAGCATTTGCAAATGATTTAGCTTTTTGGACTGCTGGAGATTTTCAAAAGATGGATGAAATATTCCGAATGTCTTCGTTGTTTCGAGACAAATATGATCAGAAACGCGGAAAGACAACCTATGGAATAGGGCTTTTAAATAAAGCCATATCTGAGAATACAAATCATTATACTGGCAAAAAAACAGCTGATGATTATTTTCTTTCCATCCCAGGTATCACTGTGGACGAAACTAAACCGACTAAGTTTTATAGCTATGATGATACAGGAAATGCAGAAAGATATCTTGATTTGTTTGGATCCTTTACAAAATACAGTTACGTAAATAAATGCTGGTATTTTTATAACGGTAAAAATTGGGAACAAGACAATATCGGTGCCGTTCGAAAATGGGTAGATCAGACTATCGAGATATTTAAAAACGAACCTGTTTCGATACCAAAAAATGCGACTGAAGATGAAGAAAAAGCCTATATTGAAGCAAAAGAGAAACATTTAAGAAGGTCTAGAAACAATGCTGGAAAAGAAGCTATGACACGTGAGTTGAAACACCAAGTAGCGATACTTCCTGAAGAATTTGATAGTGATGATATGCTGTTCAACGCTCAAAACGGTTATCTAGATCTTTCTAATGGTATTTTATACGAACACGATATTTCTAAAATGTTCACTCGAATTTCTAACGCTGAGTATACGGATAAAAGTGATTGTCCACGTTGGAAATTGTTTTTAGAACAGATATTTGACAATAATACTGAATTGATTCGCTATATTCAAAAAGCTGTTGGGTATTCTATGAGTGCATCGATCAGAGAACAAGTCATGTTCATCCTTTTCGGTAATGGAAGAAATGGTAAGTCTGTTTTCTTAGACATCATTTCTGAAATAATGGGAAGTTATGCCATGGGAATGCAGGCATCGAGCTTGATGGTTAAACAAGGTGGTAGTAGCGGCCATAACGAAGATATCGCACGATTAAACGGCGCACGTCTAGTAACGTCATCGGAGCCAAATGAAGGCGTAAGAATGGATGAAGGCTTAATCAAGCAATTAACTGGTGGAGATAAAGTGTCAGCATCCTATAAAGGAGGCCACATGTTTGACTATAAACCTAAATATAAGATCTGGCTTGCAACTAATCATAAGCCAATCATCAGAGGAAATGATGATGGTATTTGGCGAAGATTGCCATTAATTCCTTTCACTGTACAAATTCCATTGGATAAAGTGGATAAAAATTTAAAAGAAAAACTAATGCGTGAATTGCCAGGAATATTCAATTGGGCAGTAGAAGGATGTTTGATGTGGCAAAGAGAAGGGTTGAATCCACCGGCAGATATTCAGAAAGCTACAATGGAATATCGAAAAGAAATGGATATTATAGGTGCTTTTATAGATGAATGTTGCGAAACAGGACCTGGTTATTCAATCGGGGCAACGGATCTATTTAAAGCATACGATAAATGGGCAAGAGATATGAATGAACATCCATTCAGTCAGACCCAGTTTGGTAAGAAAGCTGCGGACAGGTTTGAGAAATCAAAATCAAAAGGAAAAGTTGTTTATCGGGGGATTGATTTAAAAAAAGAGTTTAGAGAATTTAACGTATTAGTTCCGGGATTGTGAAACAAAAAAGTTTCACAAATGTGTGTAGGTAGACAGTTGGGTAGATAGTAAGTAGATAGTTTTTTACAAACTGTCTACCCGATAAAACCTTTGGGGCTGTAAGGCTCATTACTGTTAGGTAGATAGTAGGGATAGTTTATATATATAGTAAATAAAATAATAAAAATAAGGAAATATATAAAAATACAGAAGCAACCTAGAAATAACTGTCTACTGTCTACCCAAACTGGCTAATACTTAGAGCCACAAGGGATAGAGCGATTATAAACTGTCTACCCATGTATATATACTATCTACCCCAGCAGGAGGCGCTTATGACAGCAGAAATTGAAATACAAAATGCTATTCGAAGAGAATTACCAAAATATGGTCATTTTGTTTATAGAGGCAATGTGGGCAAAGTGAAGACGATTGATGGCAGATGGTTCGATACTGGATTGCCCAAAGGATGGCCAGATTTATTTGGATGGACTAAAGAGGGAAAATTTTTCGCCATTGAAGTGAAGAACGAAAAAGGAAAGTTGAGACCAGACCAAGTGAAGTTTGGTGATTTTTTGCAAAAGCAACCTGTACTATATGGTGTTGCACGATCAGTGGAAGAAGCATTGAAAATTGTGGAGGAATCATCATGACAACAGAAGAAGTGATTCAAATGCGTATTCGAAGCATTCAGCGTGAAATTGACGATCTGGAACGAACAAAGGCAGTGATGGTCAATGAAACGGCTAGAAAGGCAATCGATTTGCACATAGAGAATTTAAGAAGGGAAATCCATCGATTGGAGGAATGAGCGTGGATAAGAAAGCGGCAATGAAACGAATTGCTGAATTAACCAAGTCAGAATCTTGGCAAGAAGACAAAGAAATAGTTGCAGAAGTCCAAAAGCTTGGTAAATCAATGTGGACTGAAAAAACCAAACGGAGAACGCCGAGAAAGATTGCAATCTGGCATGGTGATCGAATTCTAGTAACAGGTACTGCTGAACAGTTATCTGAAATTACTGGATTAAGCAAAAACATTATCTGGGATAGAACTAGGAGCTTATGGATTGATTCAAAAGGACGACAGTTTAGGTATGTGGAGGAGAAATAATGGATCTCATTACACAATACAGTGATATCATCCTCAAGAAAATCATGATGAAGATTCAGAAAGACAAAAAATCAAAAGAACGAGCGGAATTAGTTAAGTTGGAAATGGCTGAAACAGGAGCAGGAGTGCGAAGTAGCAGGCATTGGAAAGCAGCAGCAAACATTGAATTTTATTACAACGAAATTCAAAAAGGGTTCGATCAGATGCGTGAGCTGGATCGGCAAACAAATTGGAGCAAGAAACTTCATCAAGATCGTTTCAAATTTGTAGAGAAATATAAAGAGATATTAGACGAATACATGGAGGACAGAGAATGATACCGAAGTTTAGAGCATATTCAACAGAAGAAAATGAAATGTACTATCCGCATAATGACAAAAACGTAGACTGGACAATAGATGATGAAACAGGCTTTATTGCTCCTCTAGTAAATTTAGGAAGCGGCATGTGGGGAATGATAGACAAGTACGAACTCATGCAATCAACAGGACTGAAAGATAAGAATGGCGTAGAAATATTTGAAGGGGATGTAGTATCAGTCAGCGTGCGAAATGGATTCGATTACTTAGATAATAAAGTTTGTATTGTCAAAAATTCAATAGATTATTCCGGATTAGTTTGTGCCACTGTTGATGAAGACTTAGAGTATCAAATTTTTAACACAGAGCTGTTTGAAGAATACACGTATGAAGTCATCGGAAATATATACGAGAATAGCGAGTTTTTGGAGGTAGAGTGATTATCTTAGCTACTGACTACATCGATTCTTTAAAAGATGAAGATGGGAATGTCCCAGCATTGCTAAATTGTGGAATTAAAAGTAAGAATAGAATCATTTTGTTACGGATATCGGCTGATTTAGCAAAATATCTTTATCTGAGCAAGACAGCAGTATATTACACTGCGGCTACACGTTATCAGTACAAGGGAAAAACAATCAGTCAGGATTATTATGATCGTTTAATCAGTCCTGACATGCATGGAAAATCAGAATCAGCGATCAAGTTATTTGGCGCAATAGAGATATATGCCGATGATTTTCCAAATTTATGGTTGAAGGAGGAAAAGCGATGAATAAACAGGAATTGAAACAATTAATATCAGCAACTGATTATGCGGGAACCACAGTAAGCAAGGAATTCAAAAAAGGCTTTAGAGAAGGAATGAAGATTTCTGCTGATATGTTAGAACAACTAGACGAACCGCAGAAGCCAGTTGTGCCTAAGTTTGTGGCGGAATGGATAGAATACGCTAAAAAGAAAGGCGATAGTCTAGCTATTTCATTCAAGCCGTGGAACCTCTACGGTGTTGAGTATAGCAAGGCTGATAGATGGATTGAAGATAATCAAGAAACGTTTGCTCGTGCTTGGATAGATAGCTACGAGGTCGAGAAAGAGCCGTTGTATGAAGTTATTATTGGTGACTTATATCTTATCAAGAAATTTAATAACAGAAATGATTTCTATTTTGATACTAGCTGCTCGTTGTGTGCTTGGGAAAAATCTGCTTATCAACTAACAGAAGCGGAAATAAAAGCAATTGATGAAAGATTCTGGCCGTTTGCTGTGCCAGTCGAGAAAGTGTAGGTTCAATCGGATGATCAAAAAAATAAAAACTTTGATCGATGGTTTTCTGCTAGAAAGAAAACTCGTTAAGGTTAGAGAATTAATAAAGATTCATATAGATAGCGGTGAACGTTCAATGTATTGGGTCGCCACTGATAGCGAAAAGCAGAATGTTATGAACATGATCAGATTTTTTGAGATTGCATTCGAAGATGGATATTTTGCGACTGGTGAGTATTTTGATGCTTCTTCATGGATGTCTTCGAATCCAGAAGAAGTGTGGCAAATTTATTTGGAAATGAAAGAGGAGGCAGAAGGATGAGCAGACATCTAATGCTCCATATACCAGACGGAACAAAGGCAATTGCAATTAGTATTGTTGCTGAACGAAAAGATGGTAATTTGGCGTTGACCACAAAAGGTATTGATACCAAACAGATTTTAGAAGGCAGAGATGTCGAGATAGAGATCGATGAGGAGGAAGCGGAATGAAATACGAAATAGCACTAAGCGAAGCAGACGTCCAGTCGATTATTAATGGTCGGGAGGTTAATAAAAAACTTCCTGAGGGTACTGAATTAGTCATCAGACAGAGTTATTTGAAAGATATGGTAGCACCTGTATTAATTGATCGTTTTAACGTGACTGATTCTGTGGTAGAAAACCACTTAAAAGAATTTCGATCAAGTATAGACGACACTTTCAGATTAGGGAGTTGATTGACAATGAACAACAGACACCTTAGAGTAACAAAACTAAGAAAACAGGAACTGAATGTACTAAAGACAAAGTTTGAAAAAGAATATGGAATTTCAGCAGAAGAAACATATAAAGTGGCAAGTCAGTGTGTTGCTGATGCAAGTGATGCTATTCGTAAGTTTGGAATTTCGATACTAGATATTAAATGGGAGGATACAGAATGAAGATTTATGTAGTAAAGTTTGGAAATCAATTTTACAGAAGTGATGAACGTTCTATAGGGGCTAACACATTATCCATTGTAGACATACTCCAAAGCGCAAGATGGTTTGATAATCTCGAAGAAGCTAACCAAGTTTCACGACGACTTGGTGGATTAACGCAAGTATATGAACTGGTCACTGTCGATCATGAGGAGGAAGAGGAATGAAACTAAAAGACGGATTTTACGCTAGTAGTCATGGTATCGGCGGTTTATTGCTAGATATGCCGACAAAGAACCCTAAAACACGTGAGAAACCAAAATTCAAAGTCGGCGACATGGTTCGATGTGAAGCAGAAGAGTTCATCTATCCATTTCGTGGATATGTAGAACACGTCTATAACCACTCGGCAATCATTCGCATTGAAAACACGATGAAATGTGACAAGTGGTTAGCGAAAAGCAAAAAGAATCTAGCTGTAGCGAGATTGGTGGATATTGAACTAATCAATGACAAATAAAAAAAGCCGGATCGCTCCGACTGTTCTAATAAATTCGACAAGTTTATTATATCACATAAAAGGAGCGGTTTGACTTGGTGCAATTGTTACGAGAGGTAGATTTCAAACAGACAAGATGTAATGCGAGAGATGTGCTGAAAAACTTTCGGCGTTTGGAGCGGATGGCAGGTCGCTCTTTGATAGATATTAAGTCGCCGATTATTACGGATATGCCGAAGGCACCGAAGCACGGCAATAAGGCAGAAGACGCGATCATTCAGATGATGGATATAGAAGCGGAGAGAGACGCGATTCTAGCGGCTTTGATGGCACTTAGTCTGATTAGTCGTCAGATACTCTACTACAGCTTCTGTGACGTAAATAAGCACTCTAATTATGAAATAGGGCAATTGATACGAGGATACGGAGAGAAAAATGTAGAGAAGCTGAAATCCATCGCATTGATAGAATTTGCAGAAGCATACAAAAAAGGCGTGTTAGTTCAGTATCGTTGATTTTGTAGGGTTTTTGTAGGGATAGTGTAGGGTTTTTGAGTGTTTTAACGTGATATTATGATAGTGTCGAAAGATTAGGAAACAGGACTTCGACAAAATAAAATGTAAGGGAGGAAATCTCCCTCATCGTTTAATTAAGCTTCGATAGACAGCAGCGGAAATATTAAGGATAGGGATGTGAATTTTAACTCCTTCTAAATTGTTCTTATTATCTATCATCCGTTGCTGTCTATTAATTTATGTATTGGAGGGTATATAAAATGAAATTATCAGTTGAAGGTACTCCAGAAGAAATAAAAGAGTTGCTCCAAGCTATTGGTGGTAGCAAGGAGCAAAATATAAAAATTGATGATATTTATAAAAAAAGTAAAGATTTTTTAATTAACGGTCAAGCTGTTGCTCCTAGTTTTTAAAATCTTCAGAAACAGCGGAAAGAAATTGATTATAAAGCTTTATATATTCAAAATATGCATCAAATTTTGCATCTTTCCCTTCAATTATTTGAGATTTAACAATATCTCTGACAAAAGGTAATGTTGCAATTGCTAAATCATGAGCGCGTTGTTCATTGGTTAACATAGTTTTCACCTTCGTATATTTATTTCAGCGGACCACTCGCTGATAATTAAAATTATACGCTTAGTATTTATTTTCACAATATTAATTTGTCACTGTGGCGGAAAGGTAACGCTAATAACTTAAGTCAGTGGTAATGAACACCTGAGCTTAGTTTATGCAGCTAGGCAAGAGACCGTCGAGGGTAATGGGCAAGAGGCATCTTGAATAATTCCCCTAAAGATAGACAATTCTAGAGGTGAGAGCTTTTATGATGGAGAGTCTGTAAAATATCGGAAAATGGTGTTGCAATGTTCGATTCATTGCCAGTGACTTTGGTAACCGAGGCATCGGCGGTTTAAAAATATAGGGGTGCGCAATTTCGTACGCGTTTTGTGCATCTTGTAGGTTGCTATTACATATTAGATCACTCATTGAGTGGTCTTTTTATTTTGCGTAAAGGAGGCTGCGTAATGAGAAACTACTGGTATGTATCACTAACTAATGAATATCCTCGAACTATTGATGATTGTTCAGTGCGTGTTGTGCGTTCTGTACAAATCAAAGGGAAGTACTCTATTGTCGAAATGCTAAGAGAAGCGACACCAAACGAAGTGGATAAATGCAAACTTATTTATTGCGGTCATGGCTATTGGAAAGACGAGTATATTCAATACAACATAGAGAGGTACATCAAATGAATGATAACTATGATTACATCAAGTTGTTAGCAAGTAATTATTAGATGTTTTTAGGAGGAAAACTATGAAATTAAAAGATTATATCAGAGAAGGGTATAACGTTGTAACTTCACCAAGTCTAGCTTACAAAATTCAAGAAGATTATCCCAATGCTTTAGTGTTTACTGATAGAGCTTTAGATGCCATTCCTATAGGGAAGTTATTAGTAGATCTTTTTTATAGCAATAATCCAGCTGTTCTTAGTGCTAAGCCACTTCAAAACGCTTATGCTATTGAACACTTTTCTCGTGAGTTTATTGGTTATGAGAAAGTAGCACCAATGACAGAAGAGACAAGAAGAAAATTAATGCAACAAACCAAAAAGAGGATTGATGAATTGGCGTTAGATGATAGAAGTAATAAGAATCTTCTAGAAATTAAACTGAAGGATACTGATTCGGTCCCTGAAGTGTATTACAAGGGTGAGAGGTTGGATGAATCACCTAAAGGATTAGTAGATGTCTCGTATCATTGGAAGACTGATGGTTTTAGTAATAACGATCGTGGAGCTAACGACATCACTATTGAATATTATGATTCACATAATAACAAGTACTTAGATAGAAAAATCATTGGGCACAAGAGAGATATGTAAATGAAAGAAGCTAGACCTAGAGACGAGATAGACAAACTATACAAGACCAAACGATGGCGAGACCTAAGGCAAGTAGTAATAGCTAGGGACTTCGGCATGTGCCAAGAGTGCAAGCGTCGAGGGCGGAACACAAGGGGCACGATCATCCATCACATAGTCGAGGCGAGGGAAGACCTGTCACTGTTCTGGTCCGTAGATAACCTTGAATGTATCTGTGTAGCTTGTCACAACAGAGAGCATCCAGAGAGATCAGGCGGGAAGAAGAAACCAAAACCTAAATCACATATCGTTAAAATGTATTCAACTCCTGAAAGATAAGTTTGCAGCGAAATGAAGGTAGCCCCCCTACTCTAAAAGATTAAAGAGTAAGGCTTGAGAAGAACGGTGCTGTCCTTCCTTCGTAAAAAGACCGCTTTTCAAGTTTTTTGGAGAAAAAGGAAAAAGCCGACCAATTTAAGCCGGCTTTGGACGAAGCTATTTCTTAGTCCATTTGTTTCCTTTTTGAGAAGTAGGAGGTAATCGGTCGCCTGGATCAATTTTTACTTCTCGTCCGCCTTGGACATTCCACCACGAGGTCCCACTTCTTTATAGGTTCCTTTTGGTTTATTGTCTTCGCCGGGTTTATAAAGTTCTCCCATAGGAATCCCTCCCTAAAAAATTTCGGCACAGCACTGCCGATAACTTAATTATAAGGATTGTGATAACGATTTTAATATATCTTTTGAAAGAAGGTGATATTATGCCGCAACCAGCGAAGAGTGCAAAATTACAATTATTAAACGGAAACCCAAATAAGAAGAATACCGAAGAACTCCGCAAGCGAGCGGCCGCAGAAGACAAATTAAAAATGGCTACTGACAAAATCAAACCGCCGTTATGGCTAGATTCGCTAGGAAAGGATACCTTTGAGTTTATCGCTGATGAGTTGCTGTCTGTGGATTTAATCAGTAATCCGGACGTCCATACAATGGCTCTCTACTCCAATTGGTATTCGCAATACGTTTCTTTAGAAAAACAGCTTCGAAAACTACAACGAGAGTACAAGTTGAACTATGCGCTTGCGAAAAAGGAGGCAGAGGCGAGAGGTGAGCCGTTTAATGAACCTAATGAATTAATTGGTAATCCGCTCTCTCGGCAGATGGATACAGCGTCTCGGAATCTCCGTTCTTTTGGCGCTGATTTAGGACTATCACCAGCAGCCAGAGCTAAGTTAGCTATTAAGATGGCTGATGATGGTGGTGATGACGATGACGACTTCTAATATTTTGGATATGTCCTACACAGAACGTGTGGACTATTGGCAAAGCTATCTTGAGGAGCAAGCTTCTTGGGGTGGCTTTTTAAAATGTCCATATCCGGAATTGTTAACTACTTGGTATGCGGAACGATTAATCGATGGAAGCATACCAGCCAGCAAAGAAAATATTCAAGCTGCTAAAAGGCATATGCGTGATTTGCAGCGCCAAGGAACAGATGATTTTCCTTGGATCTTTGACGAAGAAAAAGGTCACCGGCCTATTAGATATATCGAAAAAAAATGTAAACCAACTGAAGGCGACTTTGGTTCGTTTGTTTTGCAACCTTGGCAGCATTTCATAATTGGATCCATGTACGGATGGGTACATCGTGATACAGGAGAGCGTCGCTTCCGCGAGGCTCTTATTTTTGTTGGACGTAAAAACGGGAAGACAAGTCTTATCTCGGGCCTTTCCACATACATGGTCGCTTATGATGATGAACAAGGCGCCAACGTTTACGTATTGGCAAATGCTCGTGATCAAGCAAGCTTGTTGTTTGATAAGGCCGCAGAAATGGTCAAACAATCGCCGGCGCTCTTTAAGAAATTTGGTAAGCCTAAACGATCAAGTATTAATTATGCTCCCGCCTTTTCTAAAATGGAACCACGCGCCTCAGATAGCCGGAAATTGGATGGGCTAAACACTCACTTTGGTATTTTTGACGAGATCCACGAGTTTACGAATTACAAGCTGATCAACGTTATCAAGAAATCAAGAGGAACCAGAAAACAGCCTCTGATAGTTTATATCACAACTGCTGGATATGTATTAGATGGTCCGTTGATGTCTTATTTTGAGCAAGGTGTGGACTGTTTGGAACATTTGGAAGATGACATCGATGAACGGACTTTCTATTATCTGGCAAAACTTGACAGTGCGGAAGAGGCTGATGACCCGAGATTATGGATCAAAGCCAATCCGAATATTTGTCTAATGAATTTTGTTGGCATGCTAGATGACTATGTTAAGGATAAAAAAGATCCAAAAGAATATGCTGACTGGATTACCAAGCAATTTAACTTGTTTTCCGATATCGATGAGCTGTCATTTGTCGATATGCCTACCATTAAACGAAACAATAAAACCATCGATATTGAAACGCTCAAAGGTAAGAAGTGTGTCGGTGGTTTTGACTTGTCCGAAACGGAAGACTTTACCGCAGCCGTTTTAGAATTTCCGCTTGAAACAGGCGAGGTATTCATTTTGCAACACACATGGATCCCACAAGCTAGATTTGATCGAGATAACAATCAAGAGCGTATCAAAGCGTGGGAGAAGGTGGGAGATCTAACGATTATTCCTGGTGATTACGTCAATTATGAATACGTCTTAAATTGGTTTGTAGAAAATTCGAAAATCTATGACATTGTAAAAATCAATTATGACAAGGCCAAGGCGCTACGATTAAATAAAGAACTAGAAAATGCAGGATTTGAAACCAACGAGATTCGGCAAGGGTTTCTATCATTAGGCGGGCCAATGCAAAACTTCAAGGAAATGCTATTGGACGGTAAGGTGATTTTCAACAATTCCAAGCTTTACCGATGGTATCTATCCAACGTCAAGCTGGTGATGGATCGCAACTCAAACTGGATGCCGTCTAAGCAGTCCAAGAGTAGAAAAATAGATGGTTTTGCAGCAAGTTTGAACAGCCACGCCGAAGTGTTGAATATGTTGGTTAATCCTGTCGGAACCGGGAAAGTAACCTATTACTCGATTTCTGATTTAATGAATATGTAAGAAAGGTGTGGAGGAATGAGTATTTTAGATCGTTTGCGTTCTTTTGGCCGAGCGAAGCCGAAAGCGAGCAAACAAGAGTATTTTTTGAATGACCCGGGATTGATACCGTATTTAGTCGGAAAAGATGAAATATCAGAAGGGATTTTTTCCGTAATTAGCCGTGTATCGAACGTTTTTGCGTCTCTCCCTCTCAAAATGATAGATGTGGAGTTTGGCCAACCGGACGACTGTCCTGCATACAACTTGTTGAGCGAAGGCCCTCGATATTTTACAAAGTTTGATTTTTTCCGGGACGTGGAAGTTTTGAGAAACTACCAAGGGAATGCGTATGTGCAGATTTTCCGAAATATCAATGGAGAAGTAGCAGATATGGCGTTAGTAAAACCTGGTGCTTGCCATCCAGTGATTGATATGGATAGCGGGGAGCTTTACTACCAAGTAACTGCGACTGACAAAGGCAGTTACAAGCAAGTTATCTATGTACATTACATGGAAATGCTCCACTTTAAACAACCGAGGTTTGGCGGCTTGGAAGGTGCAGACCCCACAAAAGTATTAACGAATACCCTCGGATATGATCGAGAAGTCCGAAAAATCTCTTTAAGTCAGCTTAAAGGAAGTAATGAAGGGCTAAAAGTTAAGTTTGCTAGCAATATGGATGAAGAAGCTAAAAAAGCTACAGTTAAAAACATTGCTGATTTTTATCGACAAAACGGTGGACTACTTGTGGAAGAAAACGGTGTAGAAATCGAACGTTTACAACGAGAGCTGGTAGACAGCAAGCTTTTAGATACTGATAAAATATCTCGCTCCAGAATCGCGATGGTCTACAACGTGCCGGAACATTTCATCGGGAATAACCAGTCAAGTTACTCCTCTCAGGAACAGCTCAATATGGAGTTTTTGACATACAATCTAGTACCGACCGTTAATCAATATGAAGCGGAACTAAATAAGAAAACACTATCGAGAGCTGAAAAAGCTAAGGGTTATCGATACAAGTTTAATATCGCAAGTTTGCTAAGAGCTGATACACAGGCCAGAGGGCAGTTTTACCAGATTATGCGCCGAGGTGGAGCATATTCTGCCAATGATGTTCGCCGCTTTGAGGACTTGCAGCCAATAAATAAAACCGGTATGGATGATTACCATATTTCCGGAGACCTATATCCAATCGATATGGATCCAACATTAAGAAAAACAACCTCGTCTAAAAGCGTAGCCGAAAACGGTTAGGCTTTTTTAGTTTGCACCGAAGGGAGGTGGAAGGATGAAAAAAGTGACGTTAAGCGGCGATGTCGTGGATAACGATACCGCGTGGCTTTATGACTGGTTTGGGATCGATTGTATCTCACCAGGGAAAATTTCTGCCGCTCTTACAGAAGCAGCGGGGGATGAAGTAGAACTTGATATCTCATCGAACGGTGGGGATGTCCTAGCGGCAAGCGAAATATATACCGCTATCCGCGCCTATCCAGGGAAGGTATCTGGAAATATTGTGAGCATTGCGGCAAGTGCTGCGAGTGTAATTGCTTGTGCTTGCGAACCGCTTAGAATCTCACCTACGGCACACATCATGATTCATAACGCATGGGTGACCACTAGTGGCAACGCTGAGGAATTAAAAGCCAATGCAGAAATGTTAAGCAGTGTGGATGAATCTATTGTTAATGCTTACGAGATCAAAACAGGACTAGATCGGAAAAAACTTGCTGATTTAATGGCGAAAGATACTTGGTTAAATGCTCAAACAGCAGTAGCGGAAGGTTTTGCGGATGAAATTATGTTTGCAGAAGCACCAGTAACGGTACTCAATGCCTCTCAACCGGTTATTCCAAAAAACGCAGTAACTAAGTTGAAAAATTTAATACTCAAAGCGGAAACACCGCAAAAAGAAACACTCTTACAGAAAAAACTAAAAGCCTTAAATGGAGGGAAAAACGAATGAATTTAGAACAATTAAAAAATGCGTGGGTCGAGGCGGGAAGTAAAGTCTCTGACTTAAATGCACAACTCAATGCAGCATTGGTTGACGATGAAAAAACAGAAGAAGATGTAGTAAGTTTGCAAGCACAAGTAAAAGCAGCACGGGCTAAACGGGACGGATTGAAAGAGCAAGTGGCAAATATGGAAGCCGAACAAGTCTTAAACGTCAAAAAAGAACCATTAGATAAAAAAGATGAAAACTTGAAAAACAAGTTTATCAAAGACTTTAAAGCGATGGTCAATGGTGATCCTGCTATTATGGCTACTTTGACATCTGATACGGATGAATCTGGTAATGCTATCGGATTGACTATTCCTGTAGATGTGCAAACGACTATTCATACTTTGGTTCGTCGGTTTGACTCATTACAAGAATACGTAAATGTTGAAAAAGTGACCACTACCAGCGGTTCTCGGGTTTATGAAAAATGGTCTGATATTAAACCACTGACCGCTTTGGATACTGAAGACGGTGAAATCCCAGCAAATGACGATCCTGCACTTTACTTGATTAAATACTTGATCAAACGCTATGCAGGTATTTCCACAGTAACTAACAGCTTACTAAAAGATACCGCCGAAAACATTTTGGCATGGTTGTCTAAATGGATCGCGAAAAAAGTAGTTGTTACTCGCAATACAAAAATCTTGGCAGCTATTGATGGAATCAAAGCGGCACAAAAGAAAGATGTTAAAGATGTTGATGGAATTAAAGATATCGTAAACGTCCAACTTGATCCAGCTATCGAAGCTACATCTATGTTTATTACAAACCAAGATGGCTTCAATGTTTTAGATAAAGTGAAACGTTCTGATGGATCTTACTTGTTACAAAAAGACGTAACTTCTGCAACTGGATATACTTTCTTGGGCAAACCGATTAAGAAAATCGCTAACCGTTTCTTGCCAAACAAAGGGACTACTGCTTCTCCTAAATATCCACTGTACATTGGTGATCTGAAAGAAGCCGTTACATTGTATGATCGCGAAAACATGAGCTTGCTGACAACGAATATTGGTGGTGGAGCTTTTGAAACAGACACCACTAAAGTACGCGTCATCGATCGCTTCGATGTGCAACTAGTTGATGATGAAGCGGTTGTTTTGGCTACTTTTACAACTATTGCGAACGAGACACCGGCGGAAGGTTAAGGAGCTGATTTCTTATGATTCTTGATCCTAAAACGGATTTGGACGAAATCAAAAACGCGTTAAAAATCGACACTGACGAAGACGATGTGGAAGTAAGTCGTGCGGCACAAGCTGCAATTGCATACATTAAAGGGGCTATCGGAAATGATAAGCCCTCTTTTTATACGCAAGAAAGCGACACAGTTGATCTGATTAATTTAGCTATTCTGCAATTAGCGGATCACTATTACAAAGCGCGTTCTGCAACCGTGAGTGGGAACTTGCGAGAGTACGATTTAGGTTTTACAAGCCTAATCTTGCAACTCAAAGCAAGTTATTTGCTTTTTGTGGAGGAGGAGTAGCGTATGCCCCTTATTCAAACAGGAAATTTAAATCAACGCATCAAGTTTGTCCGAGATACGACGGTTAAGGATGAGGACGGGCAAGTTGTCCCGACTTCTACAACCATTCTTACTTGCTGGGCAAGTGTGCAGACACAACGCCTGAACGATATTAAGACGTCGATTGGTACGGCTTTGGAAGGAACACTGACGTTCATTATCCGCTACCAACAAAAATCAGAGCTAACCAATGATATGAAAGTGCGTTGGAATGGAAAGACGTTTGAAATCATTACGATTACGAAAGGCGAGTTTGCGAAGGACTTTACGACTGTTATTGCGAAAGAGGTCCAAAAATGAGTGTAGAAGTCGATGCAACCGAAGTGTACAAAGCGCTTAGGGAAGTAAAAGCGAACGTTCAACGAGTGGAAAGCCCAGCACTTAGAAAGGCTGGGGAGTACGCTCAAGAAAAGTTACGACAAAACACACCTTACTGGGATGGAACGAAGTCAAACGGTAAACGTGGTTCGTATATGCAAGAACATGCTAAGAACCATGTGGTTACAAGCTCGGTAAAAAACGGATTGATAGAAGTCGGCTATGACAAAGATGTTTCTTGGCGGATGCACTTTATCGAGTTTGGAACAATCAAACAACGTCCAAAAGGTTTCGTACAAAAAACACAAAAGCAAATCGAAAAACAAGTAACACAAATCATTGCTGACGAAGTAAAAAGGAGGCTAGGACTTTGAAAACGGCAGTATCACAAGTCTATTCAATTCTGAATAGCAATGAAAAAACAAAGAACATTGATTTTTACACCAATAGTGTTCCGGAATCAGCTCAAACAGTACCTAGCCTTCCAGTTGGCAGAATTACAGAGATATCCGGCAACTATGAAGATTTCGCAAGCAACAATCCTTTGACCATTCAATTTAACGTACAGGTAGATGTATGGGTGTCAACCATGAAAGAGGTTGATGCCTTTTATTTTGCCCTTGATGAGGTTATGAGGGGGAATGGTTGGCAATGCGCATACACGGAACAAACAGATGACGAGGACTTGGAAGGTGCAAAGCGGATTATCAAACGATATGTAGCAAATATTTCACTAAACTAAAAGGAGAGAAAATAGATGGCAACAGTAGGATTTGAGAGCGTCATTTTTGGCGTAAAAACAGGTGCAGACGGCACTCTAAAAGAATTAGTAGCAGATAAGTCGAAAGGTGGAGCGATCGAAGCTAAAATTACTGGATTAGGCGCAACTTCTAACACAACATACGCTTCAAACGTACCATTCTTCATTGCAAGTAAAGGGGTTTCATCACCAAAAGTTACGCTTGACGTGGCAGACTTAATGGATAACGGCATTTACAGCGAAATCATTGGCGCTAAAACCGTGGATGGTGTAAATGTAATTGGTTCAGAAACTGAAGCGCCTTACGTGTCGGTAGTCATGGTTACAGCGAACAAAGAAGGAAAACGCTTATTCATGGGATTGGCAAAAGGAAAATTCAGTCATCCAGATATCGACATGAAAACAGCTGAAGACAAAGGGGTAGAATTGCAAACCGATTCTATCGAAGGGGAATTCATTTCTGATGAACGTGGCTATGTATACTTGACAGCAGTAGAATCAGGAGATATGACTTTACAAAAATTCAAGGACTTGGTAAATAACAAAGCGGGGGAGTAGTTAACCCTGCATCTACACCAATTAAAGAAGATACAGGGGCAGCAACACAAACAGAGGGTTAGCCAGTCGGCTAGCCTTTTTATTTTCTAAAAACAAGGAGGAAAACAAATGATTGAATTGCAATTAAAACTTGACGGAAAGAAAAAAACATTCAAACAACAAGATATTTCCGCACGTGCAATGCGTGAGTGTATCAAATTTTACGAGAAAGCGGAAAAAGCAGACCTAACTGATTTAGAAGCAATTGATTCAATGATTGCAATTACAGCAGATATTTTCCAAGATCCAGCAGTTACATTTGATGCTATTTTAGACGGTTTGACTGCGAGCGAGTTAGTACCGGCATTAGAAAGTGTTTTTGAACAAATCAATGAACTGGGAAACAATGAAAAAAAGCAGATGGCGAGCAAAAAGAGATAAGTTTTTCTGAAGCTAGGAAAGCAATGGATCAAATCTACAAAGATTTAATCGAAGCAGGTTGGACGATGAGAGATGTGGACGAAGCCGACTATCATTATTTGTTACACCTTTTTGGAGAAGTGGGGAGTGGCGAAGAATATGTAGATGGTGCTGATTTCATCAAACAATTTTTATCGGCTGAAGACTTGGTAAAACTTGAGGAAGGAGGTAAATAATGGCAGGAAAAGGACAACCGGCAGGAAATATCAAGCTAGGGATTAGTTTAGATAGCACTAGTTTTGGTAACACGCTGGACGAAATCAATGCGAAAGTCAAACAAGCAGAATCGAATATGCGTGCCAATCTAAAGGCTTATGATTCAGCAGGACGTTCATACGAAGCACTTAGTCAAAAGACGAAAGACTTGTCTACGGTTATGGAAGGGCAAAACGCCAAAATAAGAGAATTAACAAAGCGCCGTGATGAAGCGATTAGCAAGTATGGCGAGGAATCGAAACAAGTTGCTAACCTTAACACACAGATAAACAATGCTACCGCAAAATATAATGCTTACAGTCGCCAGTTGAACGACACAAAAAAAGAATTGGTGTATTCCAAAACAGCCGTCAATGATTTATCTAATGAAATCAAAGAAAATGAACGACAAATGAACGCCGAAGTCAAAGCGTTGAAAGCCGCTGGTGATGAATCTGGTGCGTTTGAAGCAAAACAAAAAGGGCTAGCCAAACAAACGGAATTATCCGAGAAAGCTATCGAAGAACAGCGCAAAGTTGTGAAACTGATGGCTGATGAGTTTGGCGATTCAGCAGATGAAACCGAAGATGCAAAAAGGGCACTAGAAAAGTTAGAACGACAAAGCCAAATATCTAGCAGGCAATTAGAAGCACTCAAAAGTTCCAGCGATCAATCAGGAAAAAAAATAGAAGATTTTGGCGACAAGTCCACAAGGTCAGCTAGGAAACTGGACGGGCTAAAAGACAAATTAAGCTCGCTAAAAGGCGCATTTTCGTTTGGTGCAGTTGCTGGATTAGCGCATAACGCTATTAGCAGTGTAGTAAGTGGCGTGCAAGGCTTGGTTGGCGAAGCAGTAAACGCATCGGATTCATTGATGAAGTTTTCCAAAACTATGGAGTTTGCTAACTTTGGGAAGTCACAGATAGAAAGCTCGAAAAAAGAAATGAAAGACTACGCCGATAAGACGGTTTATGGTTTAGAAGAAATTCTGAACACAACCGCACAATTGGCATCTAATGGGATTCCTAACTATACAGAACTAACCAAGGCGGCAGGTAACTTGAATGCCGTTGCAGGCGGTTCTAGTGATACATTCAAATCCGTTGCCATGATGCTAACGCAGACGGCAGGAGCTGGGAAACTAACAACTGAAAACTGGAATCAATTAGCAGATGCGATACCGGGTGCTTCAGGATTGTTACAAGACGCTATGTTGAAAAACGGAGCTTATACAGGAAACTTCCGTGATGCAATGGCGCAAGGTCAAATCACTTCTGATGAGTTTAACCAAGCGATTGTACAGTTAGGTATGAATGACGGAGCAGTTAAAGCAGCTACTTCCACAGATACATTGAGTGGTTCTTGGGAACAGATGAAATCTACTGTAATAAATGGGTTACAAAGTATCATAGACAAAGTAGGCGTTGAAAATATCACTGGTTTCATCAACAGAGTGACAAAAGGGATTGAAAATTCTATTCCTAAAATTACTCAATTTATAGGTTGGTTGAGAGATATTGGAACGTGGATCGTTGAAAATAGAGAGCCGCTAACATGGATTGTCGGAATCATAGGCGGAATTACATTAGCAGTAAAAGCATTGAACGTAGCAAGTATGTTGCTGGCAATTACTGGCGGAACATTGGCAGCTCCTTTTGTGGCGATTGGTGTAGCATTAGGCGCATTAATAGGCGCTTTGGTAGTAGCTTATACCAAATCTGAAACGTTTAGAAACATAGTCAATGCAGCATTTACAGCTGTGAAAAATGTAGTTATGGGCGTTGTCAACAACTTGGTGGCATACTACAAAATGTTGTGGGGCGTGTTGCAGTGGCTTTGGGAAAAAATAAAAGAATGGGCTTCATGGATTGGTAATAAATTCATTGAAATGAAGAACAGCGTTGTGAACACAGTCAAAAATTTGTGGAACAGCGTGAAAAACTTCTTCAGCAATGGCGTTGGAGACACTTGGAATAAGGTAGTTGGCTGGGCAAAAAACATTTTCAACAAAGCAACTGAATTGAAGAACAAAGTTTCTGATGTAATCGGTAACCTGTGGAACGGTATCAAAGACACATTCCGTAGAGGTATTGATACGGTATTCAATTGGTTTTCAGAACTACCGAAGAAGATGAAGGATGCCATTATTGGCGGTAAAAATGCCATTGTTGATGCGTTCAAAAGTATTTTCAACGCAGCACTTAAAGCGATAGGTAAACCAGTTAACGCAATCATCCATGGAGCTTCATGGGTACTAGAAAAACTGGGTGCTGACAAACTCGAAGAATGGAAAGTGCCACAATACGCAAAAGGAACACCAAACGGAGGTCATCCGGGCGGGCCTATGATGGTAAATGACGGTAGAGGTGCTGAAGCGGTAATCACACCTAACGGACAAGCATTTATCCCACGAGGGCGAAACGTAGTGTTGAATGCACCAAAAGGCACACACGTTCTAACAGCTGAAGAAACGGCTTATATGACTGGAAACAAAGCACCAAGATATAGATACGCCAAAGGTACAGGCTTTTTCGGAAATCTATGGAACAACGTCAAAGGATTTGCTGGAGATGTTGGAAACAAGCTGAAAGATGTAGTCGGCGATGTATGGGATTTTGTAACAGACCCGGGAGCGTTGGCTAGGAAAGTGTTAAATGGTCTTGGCGTACTGGAAGGGCTTGTCAAATATCCTTTAGATGTTGGTAAAGGTATTCTAAGCAAGGCTACCGAAGCATTGACGAACAAAATCACAGAACTATTCAGCAGTGGCAGTTTAGACACTTCAATGGGTATGCAAGGCGTTTACAAATATTTGGCGGACGTTGCAGTTGCAGTAATGAAGAAGTTTCCAGGCTTTGTGGCAACTAGTGGGTATAGACCAGGCGACCCCTATTCGCATGGTAAACGTAATGCCATTGATATTGCACTACCTGGTGTCACAGGAGGCTCGCCACGCTACACAGAAGCAGCCAATTACGCATTTGAGAAGTTTGCAAACAAAATCGGCTATGTTATCACAAATGGCAAGGTTCGTGACCGTTCAGGACAATCAGGCACAGGTATTCACAATGATTGGAGACCATGGCCCGATGGAGATCACTATGATCATGTGCATTTAAACGGTGTGAAAGACCCACAAAACACTCAAATTTCAGGAGATAGCGTGGGAGGCAGTGGGGTAGAAAGATGGCGCAATGTAGCAATTAGAGCGTTGAAAATGACCGGTCAATACAGTACTGCAAACTTAAATGCATTACTAAATCAAATGCGTACAGAGTCAAATGGTAATCCTAATGCAGTTAACAATTGGGATATTAACGCCAAAAATGGAACACCATCAAAAGGGTTGCTCCAAGTGATTGACCCAACATTCAGACAGTATGCAATGCCAGGATTCAACAGCAATATTTTTGACCCACTATCTAACATCTTAGCTTCAATCAGATACGCACTATCAAGATATGGCTCACTAACAAATGCCTATCGTGGGCATGGTTACGCAAACGGTGGAATTGTAAACCAACATCAAATTGCGGAAATCGCAGAAGGAAACAAGCCAGAAATTATTATTCCGTTAGATAAGGCTAAACGATCAAGAGCGATGCAGTTGCTTGCGATTGCTCAAGATAAGTTAGGAGTAAAACCAAAAAGTGTAAATAATAGTAGCGATTCGAGCGGAACGTTAGAAATATTAGTTTCACTGATGATTCAGCAGAATAACTTGCTATCTAAACTTTTAGCAAAAGACACAAGTGTCAAACTTGATGGTAAAGCAATTGCAGACAATACAAACGGATACTTAGGTAACCAGTTGAAACGTTCGCTATATACAACAGGTTAGGAGGGATAAAGTGAATGGCTATTTAATCGATTTTCGCTTCATAAAAAATCAAGAGATAGTATCTCTAAAAGAAAAATTGGGCATAGAGTGTATTTCTTTTGCACGAAAAGCACCACAACTAAATGTAGAATACCAAGAATTTTCAGGGTCAAACGGTTCGAGAGAAGTCGAAAAAAGTTTCAAATCGTTCACTATCGAAGTGGAATTTTATGCTGAATTCAAAAATATGTATGACTATCAACTAAAAGAAACTGAATTATATGCGTTTCTATTCGATGACGAAGGATATTATGTTTTTACAGATAGAGAACCGGGCAAAAAATACTTTGTCCGTCCTAACTCAGTAGAAGTGAATGAAGTTGGTCTAAGATATGCAACTTACAAGACGACTTTCACTGTTTTTAGAGGTTGTTCCGAATCGATGGCTTCCACGTTATCGGATTTTTCACTGTTTAATGAATGGCAATTTTCACAAGGTCTAGTTGCGGAAGATTATAAGTATACGCATCGAACCAGTAATTTTATCATTTATAATGCTGGCGATTTTGCTATTGATCCACGGGAACATGCTCTAAAAATCACTTTGGAAGGTGAATCAGAAGGCAACGTGACTATTTTCAACAAAACGACAGGGGAACGATTCATCTACTATCCGGAGTTTTCTACGTTGCTAGGCCAAACTTTGACTTTAGACCGTGTTTATCCGAAATTGAACGGTGTAAATTGCGGCATTGACACGAATTTAGGTTTGATAACGTTAGCGGTTGGAACGAATGAAATTGAAATACAAAATGTTACTAGAGTGGAGTCAAAATGGGACTTCATTTTTTTGTATAAGTAGGTGGGAATTTGAAAGATATTTTTATCCAAGACTACGAGAAAACAAAAAAAGAAATATTGACTGAATACGATAAAAGTACATTTATTGAAAATTGGCAAGAGAACGAAACGTGGGAAATTTCGTTTACTATTGTCAAAACAAAATTCAATGAATTGGCTTTTGATTTAGTCGATTATGAAAATTCAGTATTTTTCAATGGACAAGAGTTTATCGTAAAACAAATGGGCGTTTCTGCCGAAGGGGCAGCAATCACAAAAACAGTTACAGCCACGCACATTTACTACACCATGCAAGATGGCTTTCAGTACGACACAATCACAGGAACACGCTCTATCAACCAACTGCTAGCGCATGTTTTCAAACCTGATAACCGTGGATTCACATGGAATGTTGTAGATCCGAACAAGAAGTTTTTGCCAGTTGAACAAGAAAACTTCGGGAATGGGAACTATTTGAAACTGGTTGAAGAAATTTTGAAAGACTATGATGCGATAGTGATTCCGGACAACAAAAATCTTACTTTCTTCCCTCGTTCAGAATATGGTAAAAAAACCGAAGAACAAATACGCTACAAATACAATACCGATTCCGTGAAATTTGATATTGATACTTTGAATTTGAAAACACAGATAAAAGGATTTGGCAAGAAAAAAGAAGACGACACTTACTACTTCACGCCAATCACATATACAAGTAAGCAGTCGGAAAAATGGGGTATACGTGTTCAAAGTCCAGTCAGTGATGATCGTTACACCGTTTCGGGGAACATGCTAGAACGGTTAAAGACAGACTTGCAAGACTATCCAACAATCACTGGCACAGTTACTATGAAATGGCGTGTAGAGCCTAATAAGGGCGATTACGTGGCATTTGTCTATGAGCCGTTAGGTGTCAATACGTATATTCAAGTGGTAGGAATCAAGACGTATCCAGCGATACCAAATAAGCCACCAGAAATCACATTGAGCAACACAAAGAAAACAATGACAGCGATACTCGCTGAAATGGCGAAGAAGGGAGTGATTTGATGGGGTTAGTAAAATTAATCAGTAACCGTATCTCTACGGAATGGAAAGAGAAATTTAATAAAAACATTGACTACCTCAATGATCTTGAGAAGAAATTGTCTGATCAAGACAAATCAACGAACAGTCGTATTGATAATATCGTGCTTCATTCAGGCGGTGATTCTCCTAACGAAGTAGTGGATGCACGTGTAAACAATAGAGGAGAAACCTTTGAAACACTACAAGCTCGTTTAAAAGCGCATGAAGATCAATCGGACGAAGAAATCAGTCAGCTTTCAAATGATGCATCCAATCAAAAAGAAGAGTTAGACCAGCTGAATAGCTCTGTCCAACAAATTATCGGCGGATATAACGAACCGATCGATATTTATGTTTCGAAAAACGGAAGTGACCAAACTGGTGATGGCACAGAAGAAAAACCCTATGCTACTATCCAAACGGCTGTGAATACCATTCCGTTGATAACTACTGCTCCGATCACTATTTGGATTGATGATGGTGCTTATTTGGAAGACGTGGTAATTAATGGGCTGTCTTATCGTTCCTTAATGATTAAACCAATAAATGATATAAGTAGTATAAACCCCTTAACTTCGGATTTGCCAGTAAGAGTAAGGAGTTTAGCGACAACAACGTGTGTAGGTTACACACAGATTTCTGGTATCCAAATAGTTGATGCTGTAAACGCTCCGATAGATCCAAGTGGTAACCGCTACGGAATCATGAACGAGCAATCTGGCTATATGGCGATAAATAAATGTAAATTTTCTGAGAATACAAAATCTTTGGGATACAATGCAATTTATGTTGGTGGCGTATCGAA